TTCAAGGATTCAATTGGTTCCGGTAGGCCCAAGATATTTTCATCATTAAAAATATAAAGTTGATCGAACCCTATTTGAATCATTCTTGAATTATTGGTTGTGATTTTTAAAAGATTGTCTGCCTTTATCCTGCATGAGTAGATGCCGCGGCCCAGAGGAAGAAGACCAGCCATACCAAGAATAAAATTAAGATGTTTGTAAGCGTCAAGCTTTGAAGGGCCGAGGGTTTTTTCTTGTAGTTGTATCTCTTCCATGCCAAGGCTAAGCTTACCAAGGTCCACATTGCAGTCAAAACAATCAAACCTGAAAGGAAATACATCTCTATTAATAACTAGAGGGTATCCTTTCAAGTATGCAAAAATAACTGCATTTAAATCACTTCCAATAACTAAATTGTCGTAGTGATAGATATGATCTTCAAGTTTACTCAATTACGCCTAAAACGTAGTTCTCTAAAACGAGATGAAAGGTTTGATTATCGTGAGTGATCTCGTTCAACATTGAGGCCTCGACAATAAGCGTGCTGCCCTGTGAACACTGGATGCTGCAATCGGGGGCGCTCTCCAAAAGCATAACCGCAATGTGCTGGCTCTTTACTGGCCTATAGTTCTCAGGCAACAAAACTGCCGATTTCTCCTGATCCTCTTCGTCTGGAATAAGTTCTACCAATAAATGTCTATTTCTCGGATCTAATATCATACTACCTCCTTATAGTTCGCAATACTCGCCGTCACAGAACTTAGTTCCTACGCCGGCATCATTCGTTTTAATTCTTTGGATTGGAACAACCCCTTCCATCATCTCTTTGTATTCTTCCTCTGTAATTGGCTCATATGGTGCCTGAACATAGCCAGTCTCCTTGTATCTCAAAAACGAGACCGCTTTCAGGCGTGTTTCATACATTTCCAAAGCAGATTTAATATCCCTCGCTTCATCAGGCTGAAACGTGCAAGTAATGCTTACGGAATTGTCTGCCCAATAGTGCTGGTACTGAGCAGCGATTTCCAGTTGCTCCCAGATACTAACATCCTTCTTTCCTTTCTCAAAGAATGGCTCATGAATGGGGAACTCCACGACCTTTGTGTTTGGCGAGTATTCATCGTCTTCGATCTTGAAGCCGTGTTCTCCGATAGTCTTCAGAAGATCGGAATCGGCCGAGAAGCGAATGCGACGAATGTAGAACTCTGCTTCTGGGAAGTGGATGCCAGGGGTTGATCCATTGAGAAGCGATACTGTCCCCGAAGGCTTGATGCTCGTTGTTCGGACAGATCTGGGAACACACAGCCAATCTGAATATCCCTTGTCTAGCTTCTTTACCTCGTCATAGGCGTTATCGCACCAGTTATACAGTTCTCGACGGCCGTGCTTGTTAAATGCTTGGACAACACCTGACTGTGAGAGGCCGATACGACGGTTCTTCAACATAATCCCGTTTGTCTCTGGCCAGTGTGTATTGACGAGTGTGACCGTCTTTCCATACATATAGGCGATCTTAAGAGTTCGCAAGTAATCTTCGTAATCATCGTGCTTGGCTGGGAATGTCTCGACGAGGCAGCAGAGTTCAGCGTCTTCTAGTTGCTGCTCCACGCAAGGATTGAAGCCCGCGACATTTATGTCGTCATCTCTGTAACCATCCTTCATTCGGCCTCGGGTCTTGGCGTTGTTGAGCCAAATGTATCCCGGCTCTCCATTCTTTTGTGACTGTGCTGAGTGCCAAGTGTAATCCATCCCAACGTGAGCGTTGAAAGAGTTGTTGGAACCCCAGCGATGCGAATAGAGCTTCTTCTCGTCGTTCTTCATTGAGAGGTATTCCATATCATCGTGTGCTCCCAGTGCGAGAGCAGCAGATCGACGGACATTGCCAGCAACAACACACTTGCCAATAAGGTTCTCTGTATCAACAATTGTGGTCGAATCGATCTCCTTGTCGATCATATTGTTGTATAGTTCTGTTAGATCTTCGTGAAGTTGTTTCAGGGGGGCATGTCCAGAAGAGGTCCCCCCGAAGCCGTTGATTTTGGCGCCATATTCACGGATCTTACTGTAATCAAATGTTGGGACCTTCTGCCCAAAGAAAAACCCGTCTAAGAGGATTTGAACTGATTCGCACCAACCTTCGCGATCGTCTGGAACGAAAAAGACCTCATCGGTCCATTCGGGCTCTTTTATTGAAATCTTTCCGGCCCCAAGAGTATCAAAGCCAACACCCACGCCAAGCATAAGAGCGTCCATGATCCAGCGAAATAAATAACCACCTTTGGTGTCGATTTCACGAGTCGATCTAAAAGAGCAATTAAATAAGCCCGCACCGGTCCTCTCCTCCACGAACTTGGTTCCCATCATCCACAGGCCCCGTCCTGGGGGAGTCCACTTGAGATTAAATAGTCTGTCATATGCTTCTTTCGCTGTTCGCTGTGCTTTTGTATCGTTCCACTCTAGGCCCAACGTATAGACGTGTTTCTTCTGGATTGTGAACATTCCTTCTATAACTCTGCGACAGGTCTGAAACCACTCTTCCGAGCCCTCTACACCTGGTTCAAACTCATCCAACCTTCTCGCATAGGTTCTCTTGTATGTGATATATCCAACTGGTCCCCATGGGACTTCCTCGTCTCTATATTGATCAATAAAGACCTCCGATAAGCGAAATCTTCTTACGTTCTGTTGATATGGATCATAACTCCTCATGTAGCATTACTCCCGTTATTTTTAGTCATATATTTAATGTATTTCTCTCTCAACAAATTCTTGTTCACGCCTGGTGCTGGTCCAGAAGCTTCTGCTAGGCTGGCCCTAGGCAAAACATCGATCTTTACGCAACTCGTATCCATAAAGATCGGGAATACGATGCCATCGGGACCGTTTCTGTTTTTCGCAATGAAAACACGGCCGCCGTTCTTTGTTTTGTCCATAATTGTCCTAGAAACTGAGAATATAAAATCAGCCACGAAACACTTGGAGAAGGCCTCTGAAATCGCATTCATTGTAATCACCTCGGCATCCAGGCCAGAGCGATTAGTTTGTGAAGCAGTCCAGACAGGACAAGAAAATTCATAGGCAAGTGTTCTTAGCTCTTCATAAATAGATTCGAGTTCAGTTCTTTTTTCCCTATAATTGGATGTTGGCTTTAATAAATCTGCATAATCAACAATAATCATGTCTATTTCGCCGCCGCGCTTTCGGATCTTTTCTAAATGGTTTCTCAAAGTTTTTACACTGGCAGTCTTCGTTGGATATTCCTTGATGACTAGTGTACCATCAATGTCCTTGATCTTTTCATAGATTTCGTCTTTTTTGGCAATTAAATCGTTGAGTTCGAACCCTGTGATGCAGCTGTCATATCGGCCGGCAACAACCGTGTCTAACAGTTCCAACGTATAATGAACAACATTGTGACCCTTCTGAAGGGCGTGTGAACCGATGTGTGTAAGAACCATTGACTTGCCGGCGCCTGTCGGGGCAATCACAACACCGAGTTCGCCCTTACCCAAACCTTGCTTTGAGATCTTGTCAATCTCGTCCCACCCAGTCGCAATCGGGTTTCTCGCTCTGACTTTGAATCGCTCTTCGAAATCTGCAATCCATTCGTAGCCCTGCTCGTTGTCTGAGCCAAGTCTCAGGGCATTATTGATTACCGAACTGATTTCGTCAAAGGATGATTGTTGAAGAAGGCTGATAGATTTTACCATCGCCTCTTTTAGCTTCTGTTTGCGGCAGAAGTCCAGTGCCGTATCTTTGATGTATTCATCACCATCAACTTCGCTCTTGTTGATACGAATAATGTAATCTTTAATCTGTTTCTTTAAGATCTCATTCTCATCGTCAAACTCTGTTTTGAAGATTGTGACGAGATTGGGGTATGATGGATGTGTCTTGTATTTTTGTTTGTACTCGAAGATCTTTCGAACCAGGGCCCGAAGATACTTGAACTCTAAGAATTCTATATCTAACACCTCTTCGATCTGATCGGCAAAGATCCTCTGTTCAACAATAAGCTGTACTAAGCTTTCTTGGAACGATTTGCCGAATTTTGAAAAGGTCAAATCACCTTGATTTGTTAACAATGCTTTCTCCCATATGAAAAGTAATTATACCCTATCTACCTTTTATTTTCAAGAGAAATCCGTTTAAAATTCTGAAATAGTGAATCCCAATTATAAGCACCAAAGCCATCCTCCATCATCATCTTCATTATTTCAGTTTTATTGAAATGATATTCTGCTTCATCAATATTGTACTTGACCTTTCTCTTTCCTTGCGCAGAAAGGAGGGGAGAGTAAAGTTGCATGATCTTGTAATTTTGTTCGATTAGTTCTTGGCCGTCGATGATACTCTGATAGATCTTCAACTTTGAGTCTACATTCTCGCAGTGATCGATAATATCCTGGATCATATATGACTTCTCCTCGGCCAAAAAGGGAAATCGCTTTTTAACTGTTGCGAGGCCTACCGACTTGATGCCTGGTAGGTTGTCGCTGACATCTCCGACCATTGCCCTTGCGAGGGCGAAGTTATTCGGGTGAATGCCAAACTTCTCAACGATGTCTTTTCTGTTAAGCGTCTCTTTTTGTGTCGGCCTGTGAAGTACCGTGTTTCCATCCAAAACCTGAAAGAAATCCTTGTCGTTTGATACGATCACTCTTTGGTTGTCTGCGACACTGGTTTGACGGCAGACAAAGCTGACAAGGTCGTCTGCTTCCACACTGTCAACAACAAGCTGAATAACAGGCATCTCGTTGAAATACTCCATCAAGCGAGTTTGCTGCCAAATCTTGTTTGCGATCTCTTCGTTCTCGGAAAGATTGCGAAAGGAACGATTGAGGCGAATAGGCTTTCTGCCTGCCTTGTAGTTCTCGTTCATTCGCTTTCGTCGCTGTGACCCGCCTGCTCCATCCCAGCAAAGGATGGTTTGGTCTGGATTGATCTCACGGATAAGCTTTTGGAGGATCCCCATGGATCCTTTGAGGCCACCTATTGGTTGGCCGTTTGTTGATAGTGATGGATTCACTATATAAGCCCTGAAATACATGTTCAGGACGTCTACTATCATTGTTCTTTTCATTTTCTCTCCCAAAGAAAAACCCTCACCTAGTATTATACTAAATGAGGGTTCCAAAGTCAAGGCTTTTTTTGATTATTCTTCGGTGTCGTAGAAATCAGATGCATCGCCTTCACGATTGTCAAACTTCTTGATGATCTCCTCATCAATGATCTTGAGAACCTCTTCCTTGAAGGAAGGTTCTTGCATCTTCTCTGCCCACTTGGCAGACTGGAACTTTACGTCCCCGCTCTCCGTGGAAAGCGTGTACCAAGCTCCGGAACTACTTAGCTTGCTTGAAACCTTAATGGCCTCAAACAAACTCTCATCATCCATGATGCCAACTCCGTCACCCCAGACAATCTTAAAGTTGCACGTCCGTCCTTGGGTGCCAAACCTCGACTTTTCAAGTTTTACTTTTACCTCCGAACCAATACGGAAATTATTATCGTCCACTACAAAAGAGGACTTTGCTTTGCGACCAGTAAGCCAAATACGCAGTGAATATCCATAAGTCATCGACTTGCCGCCAGGTGTAACGTATGGCGTGGTCATCGCAACGATGTGAGCGTTGGGACCAGTAGGGATATTCGTCTTCAACTGGTTGAGCACCAGAAGGGTTGATTCCGCATTTGCAATCGGGATAGTCAGCTTGGTCATTGCCTTTGACAAAACACGAGCCTTCACAGCCATAGAGGAGTTTGGATTGTAGTCTCCTTCTATATCTGAAAGCGCCGGCGTGAATGCCAGTGAATCCCAGATAAACAGCATCCTGTTCTCATTTGATTCAAGCAGGGCCTCAATTGTTTCCATAACAAACTCAACGCTTGTCGCCTGGACATAAATCATCTTACTGACGTCAACGCCAATCTTTCTTACAAATTTAGAATCTATGGCCGATTCAGCATCAAAGTAGATCACATCGATGCCCATCTTCTGAGCGTTTGCAGCGATTTGAGCAGCCATATACGATTTACCAGTCGATTCTAGACCAGCAATCTCCACAATCTTTCCAATAGGAATGCCGGCTTTTTTACCTTTGCAAATAATAGAATCTAGCCAAGTAGAACCGGTTGGGATCCACTCTTTGACATCGGTCGGATTATCCTCCTCCAAGTTGTGAGCCACATTCATGCCGGCTTGGCCATTGATCATTTTACGCATGTCGTCAATGGACATATTGCCCGCAGCACTTTTCTTCTTTCTTTTAGCCATTGTTCTCTCCCAAAACAAAGGGGGGAGGCCGAAGCCTCCCCCACTCACCCCATTATTAAGCGTTCAACAAATCGTTGAATGACTTCTCAATAGAGTTGTCCCCACTCTCGCTATACTTTTCAACATTGGGAGAGTCTTCGGTGTCCTGACCAATAATATATTGGTTCAGTAGCTCTTGAACTTCGTCGGATGACTTACGCTCAAACAGAGTGGAGAAATCGGGGATACCATCCAAAGTGCTTTGGATTGCGTTGGTATCCTCTAGGAGGGCGGTCTTCATCGGGCGAACCCGAATCTTCGTCTCCGGATAGAGGCGGCCTTGTGTGCGGCCATAGGTGAGGCGGATATCGTTACCTTCCATGATATC